ATTGGATTTCCAATTCTTATAAAAGCTTCCGGAGGTGGTGGAGGAAAAGGAATGAAAATAGTCAACAATGTGGATGAGTTTGATTCACTTTTTTTAACAGCAAAATCTGAGGTTGTAGGAGCTGCGTCAAATTCTGCAGCATAATCCCAATTGTTAAAAGCTGAGTCTCCGTGTCTACCCGGTAGACATAGTTGAACTTGTAAACTATTTCCCAGTGCCCCTGGGTATTTTGCTATAAATGTATGCTTATCTGTATTTAATCCAGATAATTGCGAATTAAAGTCTGTTTCATTTTTTACCACTTCTTTTAGAGATGCTGCAGTAGGTGTAGTATTGTCAGACCTCGTAGTTGAAGTAGCATTACAAGCCGCTGAATCTATTATTCTAACAGTTTGCATCTTGCTAGAATACTTTAGAAACATATTGGCTCTATGAAACGAAAATGTCGTGGTGGTGTCTGGAGACCCGAATCTGTCTACGAGATCAGCTTCATTAGCTATCAGAACTCGCTCATCGACCGGACCCCACCTCGCGTTTATCACAGTTGCGCCTGTAGTTGACTGGACATTAGGCACGCCACCAGTCAAGTCTATTTCTTTGACAACAACCGCGGGTGATTCTGAGGGTGTAGAGAGTGCCATCTTCTTTTCCTTTTCAGTTGATTTATACGGTTTACATTATACGATTATTCAATTGTTACCATTATTTATAATATTACAAATCTCTAGCATATTCAATGGCCCATGGATCTTCTGACTCTTCTCTTTCTATTTTTTCAATTTGTTCACTACCGTCGTCTATAAATCCAAACGGCACTATATCGTCTTGGATTTCTTTAAGTTTTTGATTAAATATCATGTCTTTAATATTAATATCAGTTAAATTTGAGAAATAAGCAGACGACACAAAATATCCAAACATAACTAAGTTCATAACTAAGTCGTCGTGGTTTCCAGTAGAAGCTTCAAAAGTCTGTCCTTTAGCCTCAAACGTAGATATTTCTAGTATAGTTTGTTCATCTATTATCTTTAACTTATTATTCTCAAGTAAGTCTTTGAGAGCAGAACAGCCTAGTCTTTTAGATTTTCTGTTTATTTCTATTCCTACAGCATTAGCTTTAATCGCAGACTCGACGTGTACGTTCTCGTATTCTAAGTCATAATATAATCCATTACATACCACGCTTCCTTGGTCATTTGATTCAATAATACAATAAGCTTTGTTGTAGACATTTGCGAACTTATATATAATATTAGGGAAGAGTAATGGAGAGATAGTATTGTTGCGATAAACAGCTACCTGTTCGAAAGGTCTTGTGCTAATATCGATTAAAGAAAAAGTAGAATAGTCCTGTCCTCTTCCTTTTGAAACATCTGCGACTAATATATAATCATGATTTTTTTCAGGTTCTTTATATATTAAACAGTCTCCACCCTCTAAATTACGTATTGGTGTTTTAGCTCTTAAATCTAAAAGGGTTTGAGCATTTATTAAAGTGTTTCCAGTTCCAAAAAAAGTATTACCAAATTCTTGGTCGAACTGTATCTGAGAAGTATTGTTTATGGTTTGTTGTTTCCATTCTTCATCTCGTCCCGGTACATCGTTCCAATCAACTCTAAAGTTACTATATTCATTTACACCTTGTATTGAACCTTCCCATATCTTATGAAAAGTGTTACCTATACCATTTGCGGTTGACGTAACGATAATCTTAGTATCGGTACCTGAAGATATAACAGGATATGTTGAAGTGTAAAATTCCGCAGCTCTTTCTACGAAAGCGAACTCATCCAAGTATAAAAGGTTAACAGATAATCCACGAATTGACTGGCCAGTCGTAGCAGCAGCGATAATACGACTATTGTTACTGAAATCAATATTAGACTTATTGAGAGCTTTAACACCGGGCTGCAGAAAAAAAGGAATGTTTTCAAGCATAATCGTAATCCTTGCCAACATCTCTCTCGCAGTGGCACCTTTGTTCGCCAAGACCGCGATTGTTTTTTCTGGTTGAAATAACGCGAACCATAATAAGTATCCGCACGCCGAGATCGATTTACCCGACTGTCTGCAAGCAAGTACAACATTAAATCTATTCCTTTCAAATTGCTCAAACATCTTTCTCTGATATGGATAAAGTTGAAAGTCGACTAAACCCTTATCAAGAGATATTATCTTCGCATACTTTTGTATAAAGTACACAGGATCTTTCATACAAAGAGCATATTCTTTGATCTGGTCTTCCGTCCAGTCTTGAACAATACCATCTTTTTTTATATTGGGATTACCTAGATAATTCTCATTTTGATTTTGGAGTGACATTGACTAAGTCTGTCTCTTTCTTAAGTATCTTTTGTAACTCAGCAGTCGACCCGACGAAAAGATTATTTGTAGTAGTTGCTATGTTCTTAATCTCTTCAGATTTATCTAAGTCTTTTTTCTTTTTATTTAAGTCCATTAATCTATCATTAACGTCAGAAATATTCTTAATCATTCCTGATAGTACTTCAAATGCTCGAGGATGCTCACTTTCACGCGCAACTTCTATCATAAGTTCTAAACTTTCTTTGCCTTTTTCTACGAGTTCGTAATATGTAGACCTCGAATAGTTATAATCGTTGTCTGCGTTCTTGTCTTCTGGCGGAAGAAACTTATCTAAATTTTTATCGTCGCTCATAATTCTACTAATTCACGGTTCTTAATATGTTGTTCTGCAATCTCTTCTTTAGATTGTCCATGGTATTTAACTGCATGATGTTTTTCAATCATCTTTTCATTAATGTTTGTTTCAAATGTCCATAGTTCGCCGAGTATTCTACCAAACTTACCTTTTGCGTCTTTATGAGTTTTAATCGTAAGTTCACCAGCACCAGTCCATTTTTGCAAAAATTCTTTAGCTGCTAATCCATATTTTTTTTCTTCTAAGTCTCTTGTTCTAGATTCTGGAGTATCAATTCCGTATAATCTTATTCTTTGTTTTCTTAACCAAACGCCAAATCCTAAGTCGATATCAACATCCACTGTATCGCCGTCTATAACTCTTAATAACTTACATTTATATTCAAACATATTTAACTCGCACTATCTAAAATTGTTGTTGTAAATCCAAAATCACTATCAGCTAGGCCGATAAGAGAAGTTGGATTCGGTGTAACTCTTATTGTTTCCATACCTATATCAGAATCATTCAATCCAGCTTTAATGTCAAATATCTTGGCATCAGCTTGACGAATGATACTGTTATCAGTGATTGGACCATGATAACTTAACTTCATCTCAAAGTCCAAACTGTATATAATCGTACGTCTCTGTTCTAGTGTTGCATCGAAGTCATCTGTAAAAGATACTCCTTGAATAATAACTTGAATGTCTTCTTTAAAACTACTATATTCTGTAGAGAACGGTTTTATCGTGATCGTATACTGTGGATTAAAAGTTGGAAATATCTGTTCAACTATTTGTAACGCATCATCTTGAGATTTAGCATACGCGTTTAATTGGAACGTAATATTATATGGTACCGGATTAAAAAACTTCTGTCTCTTTGTATTTTCTCCGGTAGAAGCCGCAGTAGTAAAATTACCTGTCTTGGCTAGTTGCCTAGTAGGATCGTACGCAATTGAAGTAATTTCAAAAGACATTCTCGGTAGTTTTATAGCTACTCGAGTATCATCTTGTAGGTCTGGATTTTCACGTATTCTTTCTAAAAACTTATTTTTTGGAGCATACGATAATGGAACTTTAACTTGGCTTATCACAGCGCCCGATGAATTCTTACGAACTACATACAGATTATTAAACAGTCTGCCGAATATTGCCACTGCTTTCTTAGTTTTCTCGTGATAAAAGTGTCCACCAAACATTAGTTGTTACTCACATCTCCAAATGGGTTTGACTCAGAAAAATCTATAAAATCTGTATTATCTGAAAAGTCTGTATTTTGTTCGTTTTGCGATAGCTGATTATCTTCTACTACTAGACTAATTACGCCACCTGCATTCGACTTAAGACCGATAACTTTCTTACCTACAGCAAAAGTATGGTACTTACCATCATCTGCTCCGGCGTGAATAACGTGTAATTTATCGTCAGAGTCTGAGTACTTAGCAACTTCACCTCTCATAGTAGTGTCGCCACTCGGGCTCGTGATTGTTTCGCCTACAGTAAACGTAGTATCTGCAGGCTCGGAGAATCTAAAGGTTGGACTAGTATAACCAGACCCTGGGTTAGTAATCGTTAATCCATTGACCTTACCGTTGTTACTATCAACAGTAGCACTTATCGCTGCTCCTACACCATTTGAATCTACTATAGTTACTGTTGGAGCCGTAAAGTAGTTGTTACCACTATCCGTTATTGAAATAGTAGCAAGTTGTCCACTATTTAATGTTGCACTCGCCTGTGCGCTGTCTCTCGTATTGCTAAGAGTTAAGATATACTTGTAAGCAAAAGACTTCTCTAAATCGTCTAGTACGTCGACTCCAGTGTCCATATCTTCGCCAGTGTACTCGAATAACTGGCATCTCATCTTAAACACAGGAACATTTTGTAGTTGATAAAAAGGTTGTTCGTGTTCTACGTGATTTATCTGAAAGAATGACTTAGACATTGGAAGAAAGATAACATCTCCTTCTTTTGGTCTGTCAACCGTTATTTCATTATCGTATCTTGATACAGTATCTCGCCATCTTCTTCTAGACACTATAAACGTAGCTTCGTCTCGTATCTCTACACCAAATCTTGTAAATAAATCTCCCTCACCTTCAAATCCTTCGGTGTTCTCGATATACATCTCTATCATGTAAGAGGAGTTAAAGCTTGAAACTGGATCGTCTTTAAATATGCTGTCTTCGTTTACTAAGTCTCTAGGCAAATAAAGCACGTTTTGCCCATACATTTTTAAAGATTCTATTACGATATCTTCGTACAGGTTCTGTTCTGATTTTACCTTTTGACTAAAATATAAGTTAGTTGCCATGTCATCCTACGAAAAAGTCTGGTGGAAATTCATGTTCATCTCTGACTCTTTGCCTTAATGTTTCTATCTCGCCAGTAGCATCATCATATATCTGTCTTCCGTTTAAAATGACTCCTCCGGGTAGTTGCATGCCTTC